CACGACGACCTTCCTGACGCCTCTACTATCTACCAATGGCGGTTCAAATACCCTGAGTTTTCCCAGAAATATTTACAATCAAAGCAATTACAGGGCGAAATGTTCGCAGAAGGTACAATAAGAATTGCCAAACAAAAGGCTACCTATTTTGATGGCGAGGGGAACGAACGCGTCGACGCTGGTCATGTGGCGTGGCAGAAGTTGAACGTGAATACCCGACAATGGCATGCGAGTAAATTAGCGCCTAAAGTCTACGGCGACCAACGACAAATAGACGAGCTCAAGAGTCAGAACGAGCAGCGCGACGCTGAGATTCGCGCCCTACGTACCGAACTAGATGCCAAAAACAAGAAAGAGTACTGATGTCAAATGTAGTAGAATTTCCGGGGTTCATGCGCACGATTCCTTTGGGCTGCTTGAAATGCATGAATGTCGACTTCTTCATTGGAATGCACAAAGAGACCAAGCAGCAACTGGTATTTTGTGGTGAATGCGGATGTGTAAATGGGCAACTCATGGATTTGACCGAGCCACTCAGCGACTTGCGTAGTGAATCAAAATGACAGTTATGCAGCAATGCCCTCGCAATGGGGCTCCAGTTTAACCTCCTGGACGCTAGCTTCTCACTAGCTTGCTGCGCCACAAGGAACCATAATGTCGAACAAAGAAGAAGGCTTTTACGAACACCTGTATGACGCATACGACCGTATGCTGGCTGACTGCCAATCGGTGCGCATCGTCACTGATGTGGGCAGCCCTCTTGAGCGCTTCATTGACCATATTGAGTGCTGTATTGAGTCACTTCAAATCAACCTATCTAACCATGTATCAACCCTTCATGAGTAGATGGCGCCATGACAAAAAAGAAGAAAAAACCTACCTTTGACAAACTCAGTCAAAGCCAGTTGAATGCTCTAGATTTATTCCAGCGCGCCAACACGAATCATGACCAATTCATCAAAAAGATAGGTGCCCACGGCGTGTTGGCTACAGCTTTGCATAGCATGGAGAAGTGGTACTACCAGCGCGGTACCTGCTACATGGACTGCCATCTAAAGATTTGGGTCACACCCCAGAATCGCCCTCTATTCACTATTAATTGTATCAACCGTTTGCTATCATTGCTTCATAAGAATTACCGCGATGTGGTGTTGGTTCGATTTGTGATTGTTGATGAAGATGGGTTTTTGGTGGAGGAGAAGGATGAGTAACAGGAATTGTGTGGCGCGTATGGCGGGCGTGGGTCTTTTGGTGATGTCGTTGACCGGCTGCTGGACAACCCAGGAGGGCGACAAGCACGGCGTTCTTGTCAAGGTGGCAAAAGAAGGTTCACTATGGGGCACCTACGAAGGTGAGTTAATCCGAGGTGGATTGGCCGATGCTTCTGGCGCTAACGGTTCGGCGTTTCATTTTACCTTTGGTCAGCTTAAATCTAGCTTGGTTAAGAAGGCGCAAGAGTCACTCTCTCAGAACAAGCCCGTTGTACTTAAATACCACTGTGAGAAGTTTGTTGCCCCATGGCGCGGCGAGACGAATTGCTTCGCTGATAGTCTGGAGGTGATGAAGTGAACAACCTAAGAGATAAGATGCAGCGTGTGGCAGGAATGATTGAAGCTATTCGCTTCCCAATTATAGAGGCTCCATCTGGATATCATGACCTAATTGACTCCATAGCATTGCAATACGAAGCAATCATGAGCGAGATAAATGTAATACCAGGGGGTTTTATTGAGCCCAAAGCATCTTGCTGCTCTGTTCACGCCGGTGGTTATGAAGAGTGTGGACGTCCTATCCACAACTACCCATCAACTAACGCTTGCTCGGAAGCTATACGCAAGTATCATGAGCTTGAGGATTGACTGACACCAACTGACACTAACTAGCACTAACTGACACTTGACAAGGACGTAAATGATAAACATGGAACGAGAGCAACAAGCGTCACTGCTCCGTAGCTCGTTACTGGAATTCACTCGGTTTTTCTTTAAGCATGTGACCGGAAGAGACTTCATTATCAGCAACCCGCTGTCGATGGAGTCTCATCACATCACCGTGTGCCGCGAATTAACGAAGCTCGCTCGTCTGGAAATTCCATCTCAGCGCTTAATGATTAATCTGCCTCCTGGGTACGGTAAGTCGGTACTGGTATCCATGTGGACGGCATGGACGATTGCGCAGTACCCCGACAGCAACTTCCTGTATATCAGCTTCAGTCATGACTTGGCATCGAAGCACACCTATTTCATTAAGAGCATCATTGGCTCACCCATTTTCAAGCATTTATTTGGCGTAAGTATCAAGGCGGATTCACGTGCAAAAGACCATTTCGCGACAGAACAAGGCGGCATCATTCGTGCGTTTGGCTCAAGTGGGCCGGTGGTTGGTTCTGACGCTGGCCTACCTGGGCTTGACCGTTTCTCTGGTGCGGTTGTCATCGACGATGCACACAAACCCGACGAAGTGCACTCCGATGCAGTGCGTGGCAACGTCATACGAAACTATCAGGAAACCATCAGCCGACGACCCCGTGGTGTAAATGTCCCGATTGTGTTTATTGGCCAGCGTTTGCATGAGGAGGATTTGCCCGCGTGGTTAGAGGATGGTAACGACACATCTGCCTGGGATATTCTAAAGCTTAAAGGCTTGAATGACGCAGGTAATGCGCTTTATCCCGAGGTCATGCCGAAAGATAAATTATTGGCATTGCAGGAGAAGTCACCTTATGTGTTCGCGTCCCAGTACCAGCAAAACCCAATTCCATCGGGTGGCGCATTATTTAAACCCGATTGGTTTGTGTCTCTCGTCGAAGAGCCGCCCATGCTGTCGACCTTCATCACAGCAGATACAGCGGAAACGAGTAAATCCTGGAATGATGCTACAGTGTTTAGTTTCTGGGGGATTTATGAGATTGAAAGTTTTGGCCGTCAAACTGGCGCTAAGGGCTTACATTGGATTGACTGTCTTGAGATACGTGTTGAGCCGAAAGATTTGCGCGATAACTTCCTGGAGTTCTGGCAAGCTTGCATGCTTTATCCAACGCCACCCACGTTTGCGGCAATTGAGAAGAAGTCGACGGGAGTGACGCTATCTAGCGTTTTGTCTGAGATGCGTGGTTTGCAGGTTCGCAACATTGAGCGAACACGTGCGTCTGGGAGTAAGGCCCAACGGTTTCTAGAGATTCAGCCATACATTGCCGAGAAGTTAGTGTCTTTCCCAGCCTATGGTCGACACGTACAAAAGTGCCTTGAGCACATGAGTAAGATTACGGCGAACGACACACATCGCCATGACGATATTTGCGACACAGCTGCCGATGCAATTAAGATTGCATTAATAGACAAAACACTTCATACAATGCACAATAAGCGTACTAGCGCAACGGACGTGCTGAGCAATTTAGGCACCCAGATGCGAAGACAGAACATCGCAAGGACACGACGGGATGGCGTACGTTAATAAAGAAGCACAAGGGATGTTTGATAATATCAAGGACGACATCCAAAGGTCATATCAATATTTCTACCGTAACTATCAGCGCTTTCATGAGTTTGTAGGGTATATCTACAAGACAACACTGACGCCAGCTGACCGGTCTGTTCTGCAGGAATTACAGAAGCCAGCGATTGAATTCAATATGTTGGAAGCTTACATCAGTCGGTTGTGTGGCGAGTTCTCTAAAATGGATCCAGCCTTCAGCGTTCGAGCGGGTGACGGCGTGGCTTTAATGAATCCTCAAATTATTGAAGTGGTGGAAGCCCATATGAAAGCCGCATTTACTGGCGGCGACAAAGACTCTCTATCTTATCAACTCTACAAAGACCAACTATCTGGCGGCTACAGTGTAGCGAAGGTGTACACAGATTATGCTAATGAGAAGTCGTTTGACCAGAACATTTATATTGAGCGCGTTTTTGACCCTACTCTCACAGGATTTGACCCGCTTGCTCGGGATTCCCACAAGGGAGACGGGCGGTATGCCTACGAGCTATTTCCCAAATCGAAAGGGGAAGCAGAAGAGTTGTACGGCTCTGATATAACAAAAGGCGTGAGCTTCACACGAAACTCCAGCTTAGAAAACTTCAACTGGTCATACAAGAATCAAACCGAAGACATCTTGTTGTTCGCTGAATACTACCGAAAGAAAATGAAGAAGGTCAAGATTCTGAAGCTTGCCAATGGCCACGTAGTGCCTGAGAAATCTTACGAGGAGTTCCTGGCCAAGTGGGATGAGGCCGGCATACTTGAGCAGCCGCCTATCGTCTTACGCTCACGCTGGACAGAGATTGAAACGATTGAAAAGTACACGCTGTGTGAGTCGAAAATAATCAATCATGAGAC